CAGACGGAACTTCTCGATCTTAGCGGACGGATCTAAGTTAACCTTAGCCTGTTTGTTCGCCAACATCTGTTTCTTGATCGTGACACGTTCTTTGTAGAAAGCATCAATGATGCTGGGTAACGCACCTTGGAATGATGTATCAAAGTGAATACCAGCGGCACTCATCGCAGAGTTGGGAATAGTGTTTGGAGTATTGGTATTGTCCAGACAACGATCCACATCAACTCCAGGAGTCACACCATTGATAATCGTATCAGGACCCATGTTCAACTGGATAATGATAGATGGATACAGTGAGTTCAAGTCAAAGGAAACAACCCAGTCGTATTTCCCAGGAATAGGTTCCTTGACGTATGCGCCTGGATACTCGGACTTTGGTGTATCTTTGTTGGGAGGGATTGCGATATTAGATTCTGCAAGTCGACGATAGATAATAGTATCCCAGATCGCAGTAGTCCCGAGTGTATCAACGTAATTGACACCACCCTTATATGCCAGAGTGAACGCAAGGTTCATCAGACCAGTCTTCACATCAATACCATCAACCAGCCATACATCTCGGATGTTATAGTCGATAAACTTCTGATGATCTGTCTTATATAATGTGAATAGATTACCGTCAAATTGCAGTTTACGTTCACCGCAGATAACCTGAGCGATATGATCTAGTCGGTTGGATTCTTGTTTACCATATGTCTGAACACCGAACTTCAAGAACAAGTCCAGATAGTCCAACTGTTGGATACCTACTAAGTCGTATGCATTGAGTCGTTTACCCTTCAGAGTAATCTCGCGATGTTGAACCATCTTCCAAGGTGACATCTTCTTTGCATTGTCTTCACCCAACATGATGTTGATACGATTGACCAAGTATGGGATATCAAACATCCGGACGTTCCAACCAGTGACAACGTCTGGTGTCAGATTAGGTTGAGTCCAATATGCAAGGAAAGATTTGAGCAGTTCTGTTTCATTGGCGCACTTTAGATATTTAACTTCACAGTCTGCCAACTGATCCTTCATCTCAGACTTGTCAAGACTCCACTCACCAGTACCCCATACGAAGTAAGTGTTTAGAACACTGTTCTTCAATGCGATTGCGGTGACCGGATGCTTCGCTTCATCTGGTTCGGGAAACCCATCATCCGACTCAACCTCAATGTCGATATTGCAGACATTGATCTTGGTAGAATCGAATGGGATCTCCCGCCCAGGGAAGAAGTCGTGAATGAATTGGGAAATGTAGTTGGTGTTGCCGTAGATCTTAAAGTTCTCTACCTCACCATAGTTACTGATGAACTCTTTTGCAGCTTTCATATCCTCGAATTGCATCGGGGATACAGTTTGCTTGTCTAGAGTTGTCCAAGTACCCTTTTTGTCCGGGACGTACAACGTCGGTTGAAAGGGGACTTTCTTGTGGATGCGTTTGCCATCCATATACCCACGATACAAAATAGAGTTGCCATAACGGGCAACATTTGTAAAAAATTCCAAAACAAACTCTCCATAACAATTAAATTACATTATAACACATATGATGTTAATATGCAAGTTTTATGTTACGATAGAAGTTGGAGGGGTAATAATCTTGGAGTGGATAGAACGATACTGTTCTGCTAGTTGGGGATGTGGTTCAACAGTAAATGCGATGTAATCTGCCTTGATAGCCATACCATTGGTTTGAGCGTATGGCATCCATGGAGCGAGTCCGATGTTGCGATCTTCAGTTGGAATGATTACCGTAGGGTCCTCGACTCTAACTTGCTTCTCGTCTTGGGAAATAATTGTACAGAGAATTTCTTCACCGCTATTCAATCTCATTAATTTAACTTCACTCATCAAATTCATCCTTTAGTAAATGTTTATGTAATATGTATTCAATATAGAGATTAGCATCTAACTCATCAGTGTACGATCGAACAATAGATTCGCCCGTAGCTTCATTATACATGCATACGAGTATGTTCTCCGTTCCGAGAACAGATACTCGTACTAGCCAGTTTCCTCGCTGAAGGGTTTCGAAAGAAAGTATTCTCATATTTAATGTTACCATTATAACACACTTTCTTATTTATGTAAAGTATTACTTCTGAAGCATAATCTCTTTAGCTAAATCGTGACGACCGAGTCTGACGAATTCTGCAGCAGCTCTAGAGCGACCAATACATTCAAAGAACTCTACGATAGATAGTAGGATATTTTTAATCATACTGACCATCCTCCGTTCTTCTGAGCATATACACGTGCCCAATGCTCAACGTCTGCAGCGGTTTGTGGGTTCTTGCTCACAATGAATTCTTCCACGGAGTTTCTCTGAGCAAATAGTTTGTCGATTAGTTTTTTAATAGTAGTTAGCATTTTTATCCTCGTAAGATATACGTTAAAAATCCCATCGGATTTTGTCCGATGGGAGTATAGTGAGTGTGTTATTTACTTGGTTGATTGAACCAAGCTTCCCACTCTTCATCTGAAACAGGCCACATGATTAGTCTTTCTTAGATACGAAAGAATAAAGTTCTGCAGCCTTTTTCATCATTTCTTCAGTTGAATAAGGTTTCAGAGCAGCTTGCATTTCTTCCGCTGTCTTTTTACCTTGATCAAACATCTGTTGGGTGAACATATAGTTCATTTCCCATTGACGATCCATATAGTCTTTAGCCATATGGAGCATTTCTGTGCGGATTTCGAAGGGATTTTTATTAGACATGATCCACCACCTTTCTGTTTGCAGATTTCATGTTTTCGGCGGTCTTCTCGACAAGAGCGGTCGCTTTGGTCATGTTATCTTTAAAGAAAGAGTATGTGTATGCGTTGAATGCCTTCTCATAGGTTTTCCAACCTTCGACTTTAAGGTCGATGAAAGAGTCAACGAAATCTGCGTTATGCTGCGCAACAGCTTTTAATGTGAACATAATGTTCTCCTGTGTGTAGTGTATTGGGACTGAATTGGGGAGCAGTCCCGTCTCCCCTCATAATGTATTTAGTCCTAGGGTTAACCCTTATTCACTTAAAAACTCAACCTTTTTTGAAGTTTTTTTAAGTTTCTTTGAGTCATCACTCGAACTATTGATTTCAATCTTACGAGGTTTCTTAGCTTCTGGAATGATGTGTTCCAAATGAATACTCAACATACCATGTTCAAGGTTTGCTCCATTGACAAATACATCATCGGACAGAACGAATGCACGTTCAAACTCTCTTGCGGCAATGCCGCGATGTACAAACTGTGGACCATCTTCTGAGGGTTGATTAGAAATCTTCCCTTGAACGATAAGTTGATTGTCCTTCACCTCAATGATAATATCTTCTTCACGGAAACCAGCTACTGCAATTTCTACAGTATAGTAGTCACCATCTTTTAGAATATTATAAGGGGGATAGTTTGTCGAGAGTGTTCCCTGAGCTGCATTATGTACACGCCACATGCGATCAAATTGATCTTCCATGCCTACATGTAGTTTACGAGAACGTTCGATTAGAGTTGCCAGGTCGGCGCTATTGAATGTCATGCTTTAGTCTCCTTTAAAAGCGAGTAAGTTAATGTGGATACCCCGAAGGCATATCCTGATAGTGGTGAGGGTTGATTAACGTGAGTTACCCTCTTCTCACGTTTTTATTTATACTTGATCAACACTTTTTCTAGTGTTACCGATATTATATTTTGGACAAAGTTCCCACTGATGCTTCTCTTTATGAGAAATAACTTTGATCTGTCTTAGTGGTGCTTTATCTTTAATGACATCAGACGATACAATGTTGATTAGGCCCCAATCGCTCAACAAGGTAGCAATAGCATTCCTACGTTGAACATCATTCAACATCAGGTTAGAAGGTTTACAATCCAACAGAAACAGTTCTTTGAAATGTACAATGAAGTACCGACCCTGTTTGTGTAAGATATGACAAGACTGATATAGTTTATTTTCTTTGTGTGAAGCGACACCAATTCTAGTTAGAGTCTCTCGCACTTTTAAGAAATCATCTGGTTCATTCAGAGTGATCTCCAACATAGAAGCTGGAGTCCATCCCTGTATTTCATAGTTTTCGTTTAGTTGTTCCACCTTTGTACACTCGCAATCTCAATTCGTTAATCTGTTCATCATCTAGAAGGGTTAGTGCTACTTTGGCTTTCTCATTACTGTATCCATAGTATTCTTTAACCACTTCGATGTCTTTTGGGTTATCCGCTTTCGCCCACTTGGAGAAGCGTTTTCCCTTACGAATAGTATTTAGTAAAAAATGAAATTGCAATTTACTATCTAAGTGATGATGAATGTTCATCTCATTGGCGAGTAGTGTGGTCTCCGGAAAATATGAAAGGGAACGATTGACCATATAAGAGGAATATGATTTCTCCTCCAGATCATCAACCATGATATCGACTTTGGTTTGATTGATCGCATTGACATAATCGAATGGACTACTCATGATGTCCACTCCGTCGCAGCTGTAACCGCATCAGTATATTTGGTACATAGAACGACAGGAGGTTCTTCTTTAAGAGAACCGTCATACATATGAACTTCGTAATATCCAGTAGACTCGTTGAGGAAAATCTTTGCAAAGATATCATCATCATTGTCTTTATAGAACGAACCTATGATAGCTAATAGACTAGTCATTATTTAAACTCCGCAGTTGCCATGATCTCAATCATACATGCAACGGTATTTAGTTCATGGTCGGCGACAAATGCGTTCTTATACTGGTACTCTGCGAGGATAAGGATAATCTGCGGGATAGACTGAGGAGCGAGTGAATCGTTCAACCCATCATAGATCTTGCGGAAAATCGCCGCCGGTTCACTGTCCATGTTATCTGCAACCCATTGACGCATCTTCTTGAAGTCCTTATCTTTAAGTGAGGTCATCAACGGATCGATATTGGACTTGTTCATCCAGGATAACATACCACTGTCAATCGCACCAGATGCGCCATAACGTTGACACTCATTGATGACACGACGCCAATCAGGAGCGAACTTCATGATGACTTCTGCAAGTACCTTGTCGTCGTATGTCACGGTCTCGGTGTCTAGAATACCCTTCAATCGCTTCATGAACTGAGCGAGTAGTTTAGGTGTATCTTTCTTTGCTATATTGAACTCGATCACTGCACAACGAGAGTGGAGTGGTTCGATGATACGGAT